TGTCTTGCAAAATAATCTGTCGCAAAAAACTCACTCTCAATCGTATAACCAGCATCACTCATAATAAGTTCGTATAGTTTTCTTACACGAAGGTTAGGTATTAAGTAGGCTAAGTTTACAGCATTTGGGTATCCACCTAAACTATCCCAATAATCAAAAAATCCTGGTACTCCTGAGAATGCTAATACAGGTGTGTTTGCGGTATCAATATCTCGTATATCATTAAACGTATTACCTGTATAGTCATAACCTCTTTGGGCTAACATCAAATTAACATCACCATTTACGGTAGAGTTATTTACAAATGGTTCATAAAATCCAGTACCATCTAATTCATTAAGAACATTTATATTTTGAAAACTCGGGTCATCAAGCCAAAATACGTTATCGGTTAATCCTGAAACATAATAATTAACAGGGGTTGTATCGACCTCACACAAGGCTTTATCCCCTATGTTTGCGACAACATCCCCCACCGCATTATAGAAACTAACGGAGTATATTTTTTCTGTCTTATTGATGGATACAGAGTTCATACGAACATACCCATTATAGAGTTCAAATCCATCGTATAATAAGTCAGCCTCAAACTTCTTTTTAGGGTTCCAATCCAAATAGACAGAATTGATATCAAAGAAATAGTTAAATATCTCGTTGTTGTTCTTACTACCTGGCACTCTAAACTCCTTAGTAAATGCGCTGTTCTTTTTAGTGATGTCTTGTATCTCGGCAAATGAAACTTCTATGTCTATAGTTTCATTACCAAACAAATCTAAGTATCTTTGTTTTCCTTCTACGTATGTTCTAATTTGTAATCCCATATATTAACCTTGTGTACGGTATCTTTTTACGCTAGCATAGTTTAATGTGAATGTATACTGAAAAATCTTTTCATATCTACGTTGGTATTTCTGTAATGACTTCTCCTCAATAACCACAGGTATAAGGTATTCATATAATCTTATCTCTTGTAAACAAGACTCACAGTTCTCGATGTCGTGTATACAACGAGGTATCATACCAGTACCTTTTATAATATATACCTCAGGAGAGAAAAATAACTCCTCTACGATAGAAACATCGTTATCATCCATAAACCAAGACTGGCAAGTTACCTTAAAATCACCCTCTTGGTCGTATACATTTGTTCCACGTTCATAAGAACCCCTTGAATAGAATTGTTTGTTTAATGAAGCTTCTTTACGATATGTCTTACGTTCAACCTCAAATGTTGTGGTTGATTTCTTACCAAATGTGTAAGTATCCCACTGCCCTCTTCCATTAAGGAATAATAGGTGAACGGGGTTATTAAGACAGTCATAAGGTTGCATCATAAACTCTAACACCTCACTACTCCTTGCACTAAAAGATAAGTCCTCTGTGGTTGGGGTGGTGTAGAAACAAACCTTCTCTGCTTGTGTAGGTATAATGTTCGTTCCTTGTGCAGTTACGTTATATGGTAGATAAAATACCCCCATCTTGAATAAGTCCCACACGTTGTATAGTGTCGAGTCATTCGCTGTATATGCTGAGAATGTATATGGTGTATCGGCAAATAATGAAGCTCTTGATACTAAAGCTTGTGTTTGATTATTAAAGTAATCATTCTGTCCGTCAAGGAACGATACGATGATAGGACAATCAGGGTGATGCATTCTAGTTCGCATCGCGTGTGATACGATATCAGGTTGACTTAATGTCTTGTAAAATCTACCCGCAGCATTCAAGAACTCTCTTGGGCCACAAGTTGTATCATCCCCTTGGTGTAGGTCGTATCTAAATAAATTGTAGTAATAGAATGACTGATTATTAACTTGGTAAAAGTTAGGTGATTGTGTATAACCTGACCCTAATGTTGCTCCTGATAAATAAGGTGCGGGGATAAGTGTGTTATCCACACCAGGAAATATGTTAATAGGTGCTGGTTGATATGAAGCTAGTGGGTCAATATCATATACGATTGATAGTAAGTTCGTGTCTTCGTATTCACACCCCACAACTACTTTATATTGTTCTATGTGCCATAAGGTCTCAACATCAGGGTTGATATCACCATTAGGCCATAGGTTATAGGCGTTATAAGTTCTTGTGTTTGCAGCGTCACTTAATGTAATGATAGAGTTTTCCTCAGCCACAAAGTTCAAGTATGGATAAGTTGTACCAGACATTCTCGGGTTGGCATTAAGGAAGTTTCTTACTACCTCTTCCAAATCAACTATGGCTTTACCATAACTGTTTGGTCTTACTTTTAATCTGGCATTTGGTTGTGGGTTACCACTAAAATCTAAACTATCAGGACGGAAGTATACGTCTATGATGTACTTGAAATTCTGTAATGTATAACCTGACGATGAAAAAGTCCAAATATGTTCCGCATTCGTTGGTGTGATTGTTAGCGGGGACTGGTCTATATTGATTATTACGCTCATTTTATTATGTGTTTGGTTCTTTTAATATGTCTGTAAAGAAGTTTTGCATATCAATACCGATAGCCTTAACTGCATCTTTTTCAAACTCTTTGGCAAATTCTGTAAAGGCATCATCGTAGAAGTTGGTAGGTCTTATACCAAACTTCTGTATTGTTTTTGATATGGCAAATGCTGTCCCCTTAATATTAAACTTTTGGAACTTACCTGTCTGTGCATTTTTGTTTAATCCCTTGGCTCTTATCCAAGCCATCAAAGGTTTATATGGAACATAAGTACCAGGTTTTCTACCATCGTTTACGTTCTGCCAATAGTCCAACATCTTTACAATTATTTGGTTCGTGGCGGGGTTAAAAGATACGTTGATGGAGTTGTATAGATTACCTGTCTTGGTCTTCATATTTCTAACCCCCTTAAACTTGGAACTTCTTGTTCCATTATAACCTGGCGCATAAGGGTAAGGTTCCGCTAAAGTTTTCTTTAACGACTTTTCGAAACTCTCTGCGAGTCCCTCCATTACTTGATTATATTGTTCTAAAGGTATCTGTTGCATTATTCACTTATTCCGTCACTATTGTTATCACACGGTGGAAACTCCGCGTATGGTGCGATACATCTGTTTATTGCATCAGGTACTCTAATTCTAATCTTACCAGCCCAACCTTCAACGTAGTCATCGTATGCCTCACTAAATGGAGTCATTTGGATAGGGTAGTCGACATCAAGATTACAATAACACTCCATACCTGTAGCGTATTTAAGTTGCGCTATCACGTCTTTTAGAATGTCTAATGTATCACTACTCACATCTATTTGGTTATCAAAGTTCTTGGTATTCATAATATCCATTATTAGGATATTAAAGTCATATACGGTCTCTCTACCATCTGTTGTAGCTCCATCAGTAATAACCCACATAGATGGATAGTATGGTGCTCTTCTTGGGTCATTCTCAACCTTTAATCGTTCTTCTGTGTTGTAAATAAGTTGTTCTATCGAACCTTCACCCCACGATTGTATTTGTTCGTGATACGTTCCTAACTGACGTAGTAAGTCTAGTATTTTTTTGTAGTTATAATATCCAACGGTATTCGCCATAATTAAAATCTTTTTTGTGCCATTAAGGACTTTTGTTGTTTTCTAAATTTTATTTCGTTAAGGTCTTTTGTATATGATAAATAGTTCAAGACGAACACTAACGGATACGTAGTAATTTCTTGCACTTTTGTGATGTCTTCATTAGCCAAAGAAATAACTGTCCCAAGCCAACCCCAAAATTTATTAAAATCTTGAATTTCACGACCAGCCAAATCATCTTCAGTATCATCTTCGACCTGTGACGTAAAGAGCCCCTCAAATTGCCTCGTAAGGCTCTGTCTAAACGCAAAAAAAAACCACTCGCACCATTCACATATTTGACTGGTAGTTTCTTGAACTCTTCAGCTCTACCTTGAACTTTACTTGAGTCGTATGGTTTATATTCTCCCTTCTCGTCAACCTCTCTGTATAACATCGCCATTAACAAATTCATCTCCTTCTTCTTCTCTGTGGGGGTTTTGGATAGGTAGGTATCAATATCGATAAACTCACCAAATGTTAGGTTTGGTAAGTCCAAGAACTTATATGTCTTACCATTAAATTCTATAATCTGTTTGAACTCGTTGGAGTCCTTCATTAAGAAGTTTGATAACTCTGTGGTGGCTTTAACAATCTCCATCGCATCTGTGTTCTCTATCTCTTGTTCTGTTAAACCAGTAACCATAGACAAGAGTTTGATGGAGAACTCACGCTCGTCAGTCCACTCTTGTAATAAGATTAGTTTAGACCACATCTCTACAGTCGGTTCTTCTACTTGGTATTTTTTACCTTTATACTTTAATTCCATATCTATAATAAAATATCTT